TTCTGCGGACTGCGATTATTGGATGCTACTACCTAAGCTACCAAAATAATATGAATTAATTTTTCAACTTAATTTTGATCTCTCAATAATCTCTATTAGTATGCTCCTCATATTAGTATTTTATTGGGAGATTTTTCTTTGAAGCAAACTAAATTCAACAAAGAAAGAATGACCACCGTAATAAAAGAGACGGTTGGTAACGGAGTTTCACACCTAAAGGCTATTGGTGACGAGATAGTCAGAATGAATGTGAAAGATATGGACGCCTATAAAGAATTAGGCGTAGAAGACCAAGCTCACTTTCAAAAGTTGCAGTTCTTGCAACATATTATCAATGACATTATACATCCCTTGCATGAAATTTCCTTGGAGCTATTCAAGGAAGATAAAGCGTTGTTTACAGACCTCATAAAGAGGAATCAGTCTGCACGTTCTTCTAAGTTATTACCCCCTTGTTTTTGTAGTTCTTGTAGTCAGTCTAATGTAGATAATTCTATAGTAGGAGTTGAAAAAGATGTGGTGGAAAAAATCTCCGATTGCTCTATCTGATGAAATTGGATTTGATGACTCGCTGGATATAGACACTAATGATCTAGATTTTCTAGTAACAAGACGTAAATATGGTTCAGGTTTAGACATTATTGGTCATAAGTTCAATAAGTGGACCGTAATTTCTCGAGTAGACCCTTCAACCATTACAGGACACAACAGATACAACATGTTTGAAGTCCAATGCGAATGCGGAACTTCTAAAAGAATAGCTAGTTATGCTTTAAGTAGTGGTAGTTCTACTATGTGTAAACGTTGCTCTTTTAAAGCTAGAAAGACTAATAGAGTAAACTTTTGCAGATAATGGATTGTCGATAGTGGAGTGTCATAGTAATGAGCGATATTAATTCATCAATTGTAGTATCTGCGTTTAAACCCAGAGATTATCAGCTAAAATTATGCAACAAATTTGAGTCTGGTACTGTAAGTCGCTATCTAGTTATATGGCCTAGAAGATCTGGCAAAGATATATGTGCTCTTAGTTTATTGTTGAGAGCTGCATTTAGACGAGTAGGCTCGTATTTCTATATATTGCCAACGTTTCAGATGGCTAGAAGGATTATCTGGGATGCCATAGATATTAGTGGCAATCGTATATTGAATTACTATATACCAGAGGAACTTGTAGAGTCACGTAACGAACAACAAATGCGAATTAGGTTAAGAAATGGGTCACAAATACAATTTTTGGGTAGCGATGATTACGACACTAGCCTTGTCGGTACTAATGCTGTGGGTATGGTGTTTTCTGAGTATGCACTATCAAATCCAATGGCTTATGCATATTCCATTCCCATTCTAAAGGCGTCTCGAGGATGGGCGCTATTTGTGTCTACTCCTAGGGGTAAAAATGCCCTTTGGGATTTGTATACCATGGCCCAAAAGAATCCAGAAGAATGGAATCAAATAGTGAAAGAATATTTAAAGGAAGAATGAATATGAATCTTTTTATATATTTTCTTGTTTTTGCTTTGGCGATGATGTGCAAAATACCTTTTATCACTTTACTGCTATTTTTTGTAATAGCACATCATCATATCACGCAAGAAATAGATGATTATTATATTCCTCCTTTATAAAACAGTGAATTCTCCTATAAAACAATGAATTCTCCTTGTTCTTGTTCCTGTTTTTTTATCTCTTGATCAAGTTTATTGGCATATTTTAATGCTTTTGGTGCATTTCCCTTCAAGGCAGCTCCAACAGTTTTTGCGTAATAATTACGTATGCCACTAGATTTTGCAAATGATTCTAAAACTCCGTATCCTTCTTTTAAAGCCAATAATCCGAATACTCCTCCAGCACTTTGTGCCAATGTAGATAATCCTCCTGTTGCTCCATGAATACCAAGAATAGCAAGGGTTATTGGATGAAATAAATGAGACGCCGTCAGATGTTTATTTAAAAAATGGCTTACTTTTGATCCTTCATTCAATCCAGCCAACACATTATCTGCTTCTCTTATTGTTTTTAAGAATTCTGGATATGTTTCACCGACTCTATTTATAGATTTATTTATATCATTAACTACTGATTTCATCTGTTTTCTAGCAGCATCTGGAAAATCTGCATCTCTTATTAATTCATTAATATCTCTTTTAAGAGATATAGCTTCTACTGTTGGAAGCAGATTATTATTTCTCTGGAGAATAGATTGTATCGCATCAACAGGTTCTAATAATGCTTTTTTACTTGGTGTCATTATCCCAACATTCAATGATTTATTTAACTCACCCATTTTTTTTGATAATTCTGGAGCGGGTGCTTTATATCCAGTAGGCAATAATTGCTCTGCCTTATCATATAAAGAGCGCATATATTGATTCGTTTTTCTTAGACCACCTAATGAAGACAAGAGCATCCCACCTATTTTTGCACCAGTTTGCGCTCTTTCAGATCCTCCTAATTCTTTAGTTGCCCATTTTGCTATATTGCCACTTCCCGCTACAAGAGCGCTGTGACCCAATTTTGTACTGCCGCCTAAAGGAACTAGTAAAGAAGATAGATCAGAAAAGAATTCATCACTTATTTCTTCTGCTTTTGATTGTGGTTCTAAATATTTTTCAGGAAGAAGCTTACCAATTGGTTCTGTTACATATTTTTTAACAGTTTCTGAAGTAGGTATATGCTCACGCAAGCTGGGTAAAAATGGTTTTCCCAATAATTTTTCACTTGCTATACCTCCTAGTCCTAGCGCACCACTTGCTATGTCTCCCGGCAGTCCCAGAACAGATTCTGTGGCCCTTGCAGCAGTTCTTGTAACGTTGCGTAAAGCCTTCGATGGAATTGATTCTTTTTCTTTTTCCGCAAAGGGAAGAACCGTATACTCTTCCATATTATTCCTTTGCTTTACTTTTTTTCCATCCAGATTCTGTCGCTGTATGAATAATATCTCCTTTTTGAATTCTAGTGCCTACAGGAACGTCTTTATAATTAGGAAGTTCTTTTAATCTTTTCCCAGGTCTCAATTGCAAATCAAAAGAAGATTTTAATTCATTATATATATTATCTATTCTTTTTTCTGCTCTTTTATTTGCTGAAGATCGTAAATTCTTTGGCTGATCTCCCTCATTTTCTTCAACAATTTCATCGCGAGCATCTCTTAATGCAGTATCTGCTTGATCGATAAGACGCAAATCTTTATATAATCTCTTTCTTCCTTCTTTCGTCTGCATTAAATCAGGTATACCCGCCATAAAATTATTCATTTCTTGAATAGCGATACGACCACCAAATGTAGATTTAAGACCTTTTAAGAATGTTGTTCTTAATTTTATAAATTCTTGTGATCCTGGTTTTAATAAGACAGGATAATCTAAACCAAAAGTCTTTAAGGCTGAATACGTATAAGCATCATCAAGTTCTTTATTATCGTCTAAAGCTTCCATTGCATCAATTACGCCTCTTCGCTCTCTGACCGATTCTGCCTTTGCATCGATTTCATCATTCCACTTTTGATTCATTTTATCTATATGACGCTGGTTTACGCTTTCTTCCTTTATTTCTGTGGCCGTTTTTTTTCTTTCTTTTTCTTTTCTTTGACCTGGTTTGGCATATTCTTCATTTTGTCGCAATTGCACATTTTGGTTCACTTGTGGTTGTTGTTGTTCTAATTCAGAAATACGATTCTGTAATTGCTGAATATAATTACCAATTTCTTGTTCATCTTGATTAACTTGTTGAGATTGTTGTTCTTGTTGCATCATTTGTTGTTCTATAGGGGTATTGCCAATTGATTGTGTAATCAAATCTTGTTGAGAGCCAGGATTAAACAAATCTCCCAATCTTGGTTGTTGATTATCGAACATGTTCGATGTTTTATTAAGCGCTAATTGTTGAAATAAATCCTGCAAATTATCGGGATTAATTGGCCTTTTTGGATTATTATTAAAAAGATTCTGAAATGCCATATTATCCTCCTCCTGCTAATATTTCTTTTGCGCTTTTACTTCCAACAATGGCATCAATTAATTCTTGCAATGCTTCATCGCCTAGGGGGAAAGATCCCTGTTGAGCGTTTATTCCCGCACGGGATAATATAGATCCCAATTTATCTTTTATCATCATTAGATCGTATTCATTGAACTTTTGTTTGGGTGAACCACCACCTCCGCTACTTTTTCCTCTTGAATATCCACTCAGATCAAGACCACCACCGCCACCACTATTATTAAGGAATCCTAAAGTTCCACCACCAATAGCTCCTGCAATTGCCCCCTCTCTGCCGCCTGCTGAAAATCCTTGAAGTCCACCTTGAACCGCTTGTGATAAAGAACTTCCTATACGGCCAGGCAATGAACTAGGAGATGCTTGATGCATGTATTGTGAATATCTAGGAGAAAGACCAGCTTGCACCAAAGGAAATGCATTTGTTCGTGCAATAGATGGTATATTTCTTGCTAATTGTTGTCCTGCACCTGTTATGGCTGCATTGAAATTACTTGATCTACGTCCGTTGCCAAGAGATGCAAATCGTTGTCCTATGGAAGGAACTATTTCATTTCTGTATGTATCTAACGCTTCATGTGCATAAGGAGATGATAATGGATTGCGTATTTCTCCTATGCCTTGTGATAGTAATGCATTTAAGACTTCAGTCTGATTTTTCGTATTGATAGGAACATTCTGAACGCCGCCTTCGCTTCCTGTTAGCCAACTTGTTTTTGGTGGAAAACGATATACTATATCTTCAGCAAATTCGCCACCACGTTGTCGAGCAATGTCTGCCAGCTTACGTTCATTCTTCAGAGTTGCTTTATTTTGCTTCAGAATTGCTTTATTTTGATTCTTTGTTGGCATTGCTCATCCTATTTTGCAGACTACTCTTATTACTTTATCGTAGCATAACAACAAGCAATCATGTAAATAACTATATTCATTTAATTCTTAAGATATTCAATATAAACCATGGTATTTGTATAACTACTCCAATCAGAGTTTGTGGTTATATTTACATTGGTGTCATCCATATTGAGTTCGATATTATTTCCACTTGCTGATGCATAGGGTATTGGCACATACAATAGATCAGTTGAATCAGTTGATCCTGCGCACATGAATATTAAACTGGTATGTGCTGTGCAGGTAATATTATGGGGAACTGACTTTGTGGTACTGTTTGGCAGTGCACCAAAAATAACCGTCATTATAAATCCCTGTCTGGCTTGTTGAGAAGCAGATGTTGTGCCCGCATTCGTTGGATTGGGGAAGAACTTTTTACCAGTAACAAATTCTTGGGGATAATAATACCCCGTTACTTTGAGATTAAGAACTTGAGATATGTTATTAAGATTCTGATACAATCTAACCAATAGCTCTTTAAATTCTGGTTTCGTTACATCTAAATCTTGTAATTCTGTTGGGTCCCATACGTTTGTCGTTGGAACAAAAGCACCCGAATAACCACCATATGTTTTTACCATTATTGGAGCCTTGTTGTTGTAGGTTGCGTATGCAGAACCATTCCCTGTAGTTCAAAATCAGAAAATACGATAGCAGGATCAATCATTTGTGCATTACTGAGAGATATATTAATCTGAATTGCTTCTCCCTCTGTCTGGAAGTAAATTGGATGCCATATAAGATCTTGAATTAGTTCTAATGGATATAATATATAACCGAAAGTTTGCAAAACGCTTGTACCTTGAATCATATTATTGGCCGTAGCAGATTTAATCATAGAAAGTTGGGTATATGATGGATAATAGTCTACCGTAACTTCGCCATCTGATGTTCTCAAAACACCAAAGTCTATCTTTGCTATATATACATTTCTTCCTGTAGATACATAGGGATTCCATTGCTTAGATAGAATATTAATTTGAGAAACGCGTGCAACAAAAGAACCTCCCGTATATGATCCAGATAGAGTAGCTGGATTGATGAATACTGTATTAGATGGATCTCCAGAACTCAAAGAGGATACTTGAAATATAAACTGTTGTTCGCCGGCAGGATTAAGTATCTGAAAACCAGAAGATTGTGTTATATAGATATAATCACCAGCATGCAATGTATGATTAATAATAGTTAGATTCAATCCAGTTCCATTTACTGCAACATTAGTCAGTTGCATAACAGCAGCATTTTGTGAATTATCTGGTTGAATGTAAAACACGAACCCTTGTTGATTTCCTGCTATTACTTGGCGCGATTGCGCTTCAAGAACGCCGCTATCCCAAGTAAAATTTGCTGTTTCCCACGGGAACATTGCTCTTTCCCATGTTAATGGAATAGCCTGTTCAAAATAGCCAAAAGCAGTAATACAATCATCATTGATTGCCCAGGAATCATTTCTATAGTTGTAAACAAGAACTCTATTGGGATACGTATCAGCGGAACTTTCATTATCTGAAGGATATGACCAATAAACCATTTCAACATAATAGTCTCTTATGCCACATACTCTACTTTTTTGTTGATTCTGTGTATTAATTTTGAATATCTGATCGGGAATTTTATTGTCTATACGTTCAACATTGGAACCATTACATCCATGCACTCCTGTGGAACCAACCGTAAGGACTATTCTATCAAAAGGTACGGTTGAGTTGGGCGATTCTGATCCTAGTTCAGTATTAATTTTTTGCCATACAAACGGTTCTATTTGATTGTTTGTAAAAGCCAATTCCCATGTACTTCTTTCAAAATATACGATCAAACGATCTTTAATAAACTCTGCACTAACGATGGATTCTTCAGTTCCTGCATCAACAAATCCTGCATCATTTCCAATTGCTGTTGCAGCACCAACCGTATATGACTGATTTACTTCTAACCATGCCCCTGCGGCAAAATCAGATCCTACGGTGACTCCAGCAAAAGGAGATCCAAATATTGAGTATCTACATCGATTAACAAAAGAAGCGTTCGTTGGCGAGCCTCCTGGCGTTTGTTCAATGGTATTCAGCATCAATAATCGCCCCTTAAAGGCAACAATGATTTGAGCGGTCTGTATAAAAGTACCGTCGCCAGTAACAACCATATAGGGAGAATAGCGAGCCCAATTAGTACCATCAAAATACCAGACTGGATCATCAGTACCTGCTGGTGTTGGAACAGTAGCATTAAAGTTAGTGACATACATAACCACTTCATTCGGCGTTTCTCCATCCCAATTTTCTATCCAGAAGAAGTTAGTATCAGTGCCATGCCATTGTGGTGTAGTACCCGTTCCCGATCTTTGCCAATATCCATCAGCAAATACATAGGCAAATTCCGTATCGAAAGCGTATGCTGGTTGATTATTAATAGGCATTATCTCATAGAGTGCAAGTCCCATAACAGGCAATGATGGATACCAATATACACCGGTTGACGCAGGCCCACCATTTATGACAAAAGCACCATTTGTCGTATTGAAAGTAGCGGTAGCCACAACGCCATCATTTCTGAGCATATTTCCCGGCGTTCCCTCTTGATAGACCGTATAGAAGTCTGTAGAACCAATGGAAAATCCTTGCCCTATATTAAATTCAGATCCTGGTACTGTACCTGATATGTTACCAGAACCATTAGTAGTTCCTACCGGAACAGCAAGACGAGAAGATAAAGCTAGAGGGGCCTGAGTTCCCATATATGCTGAACCAAATCTTTTTCTTACTCTTCCTCTAAAGACATATGCATTATCTAACTGAACAAAGGCATCTTCTGGAATTAACCAAGGCCTTAGATCAGTTTGAAGGCCCGTATTTATAGGAGCTATAAGAAAACGATCCAGTGGCATATTAATATCCTATGGAAAGATAGGACACTGCAGTATTAGATGCGTTAGTTCCAGCCCAGGTAACTTGAAATTGTGTTGCCGTTGAGGAATATACATTAAATAAATTAGCTCCACCATTTGATGCTGAGGCAGTATAAATATTACTCAATAAGATCTGAAATACTCGATTGAATACGGGAATTGATGCTGATGTAGGATACACCACCGTTTGTCCCATACTTGTAGCAGTTGAACTGCCACTCGGCATATTCTGGTTACCCCATTTTAATAATATTCCCGATGGCAAATAGGTCCATCCATTAGAAAAAGAAGCGGGGGATCCATTGGTACTAAGGATAGATGCGGTTAATGGTATCTGAACCACTCCGCCAGAATTCTGTTTATTAATCCATAATTCATTAACACCGGTTGTTGGCTGAGCCGTTGGCAATTGATTATATAATCCGACTTCTCCTGCAGCGAATTGTGACCCGGGAAGACCCGTTTGAACGGGAAGATTGATAACCCAATGCTTTCCCATATCAGCACCATCAGAGAAATCAACATGGTTAACATCTATTAATGTTTGAATTGCTTGAAAGTTTCCTTCAATATCAGATTGAGATTGAGATAGTTGATCAGTAGCCAAGGGAATGTTTGGATTATATGCCATGTTCTCTCCATCTAATCTTCGTTATCTACTAATAACGTATCTAAAGTTTTATGAATTTCTTTATGAATTATGTCTAGAATAACATCAAGGCAATATTCTTCTTCACATTCTCCAAAACATTCGAAGTCAAACTCGTCAACGATCTTCCACAAAGACAATAGTTGAAGTATTTCTAGTAAAGCTTTTTTATTCTTATATTCCATTACTTCTCCTATGGTAAATTTTATCGTTTTTTTCACGCATATCCTTCTAGAATGGGCCGCCTCCCCATCCCCAAGCACCCGAACCAGGACCAAAGCTCGTTTGTTCAGTGTATATAGTGGCGACCCGTTCATTAGTATATTGTACGATAGTACGCCTCAAACACAATGCTTCTTGCTTCTTATATTCAGGTTCAAGAAGAGCCACGGATTCTAAATCCATTCTGTCTTGGAATATTTTTCTTGCAGCTCCATAGGCTATATATTGCCACCATTCTTCCAACGTAGGAGTTTGTGTTGTTTGTAATAGTGCAGTCGGCCGCATATATGCTTCGAACTGAATTCGATATGGTTGATCGGGAACGGGCCTAATAACAATCTTATTGTCGTAATACATCATTGCTTGTGGCAAAGAGCATATTTGAGGAACTACTTGGCTATTGATTGGTTCACCAGATGCAGGAGGAGTATTAAAGGTAATAGTATATTCACCAGTCAGATAATTAATATTATTCGTAGGGTCAAGATCTACCGTTGTTGGTGGCGATGTAGGAAGATTCTCTGGATAATACAGATTACCTTGAATAGTTTGAAAGCCGGTCGTCGTATCAATCAAGGGAACATCAATCAAAGAAGTTCCCAAGCCATTCACATCCACCGAACCAAATAAGACTTGATTCTTCAACAAGACTGCTGGTTGATTAGAATTAGGCGGTACATTTGATAAAGATTGCTGATAATTTATAACACCCGTAAATGATTGTGTGATGCCATTCCCGATTACTCCCGTTGGCGCTATATTGTTAACTTTTGGATATATGCCAAAAAATTGTTCTCGCGATTGCGTGTAGAATGCCTGGTACCCTGCGATGTATATTGGGTCGTGGACGCTGATGTAGTTATTTTGGAAGTTGTACAACTGATTTGTCGTATTGCCAGCATAACTAACAGTATCAGTATTATACTCATCTTGAAACGCATTACATATAAAAGTAAACGTGGTACGCAGGTTAAACATCCGCAAATGTTCAGGAAAATCATAAACTACAAACGTATTAATATAATTGTTTAAATCGTCATCACTCAACTGTGCTGTAGAAGGTGATCTGGTGAGTCGTCTCACTTTAGTTCGTATCGCTGCTAGCGTTGAATTTGCCATAACTATTCCTTAGTCTTTGCTTTATTCCAATGCTACATAAAACAAAGACCAGATTCTAGTTATTTATTACTTATCCCTTTGATATCTCGTATCCTCTTGAGGATTCCGGGAAACATTGATTTCTTTATTTGCCCAAAATTAACGATGCCAAGCTTTTTAAACATATCCTCTTTTATTTCATATTCACCAGCAAGTTCCTCATTAAGAATATCTATTTGCTCTTTAGTAATTGAATCTGATGACATGTTTGAATACTGTGGTGCTCTGGTCATGGCAGCCTCACCATCATCGTCTTCATCTTCATCCTGCGTAACCACACCGGTCAATTCTTTATATCCATATCTCAGTAAATAGGTCCTATAACTTCCCAAAGCCTGTATGTCTGTTTTTACAGGGTTAATTTTAGATTCTGATGCAATATATTGACCCGATGAATGGCTTAGTATCATCTGAAGATATTGTTCGCCATCCTCGATCCTTGTTCGTGTTATTATTGCTAGGCCATTCTTTGTTAATGCTGGACGCGTTGCTGCGACAAGGGAATCA